AATCTTCAAGTCAACCGTTGCATCATTCTGAGGATCTTCACTTGCAAGTGCTTTTGCTTTTGCCCAGAAGATATAGTTAGTTGCTCCTATTGTATCTGAAATGGTTAGAGAGTCACCATAACTACCAAAAGTCCCTGGACTTCCACCATTATCAGGAGCCAAAGCCCATTTATCTGAACTATCTCCTGTTGGAGTTATAGTTGTATCTCCACTTGTCTGATATCCGCTTTCACATCTTAAAGCAAGTTTTATTGCTCCACTTTCTACATCACTTCCAGCTACTGTTAAAGTTACAGTTACAGGAGCATTTTCGGTCTGTTCTGAAACCTGAATTCCGTCAGTTTCTCCAGCCGTAGGATTATCTTTATACATGTGAATATAAGCCATTATTTCACCTCCTTATTCTTTGTTTTCTTTACCATCTTGTCCTTAGGAGGTTTTTCCAATCCTTTTACAATCTTTACTGAATGTGCAAGTGCTTTTGCTCTCTCAAGTGTAGTTTCAAACTCCTCCCCTACTTTCCATTCTCTCCCGTTTTCATATATCGGTTTTAAAACCTTAACTTTTACTTTCAAAGTTCACCTCCCAAATAAAAAAGGGAGCCCGAAGGCTCCCATCTATATTAAGAAAGGAGGAAGGATTATGAAGACGCAAGTTTAAGCCCTCTCATTCCATCCTTAATAACTGCTTTTCCTCCGTTGTAATTGATTGCTATGATGTAGGTCTGTCTCTTTGAAACAAGTTCCTTACCTGCGTTTGTGCTCATAACCTGAATTCCACCCTTCTCAAAGATATAATAACCGCTCCAATCACCAAAGTAGATTACAGGATTATCTGTCCCAGAGGTTGCTATATACTCACACTCAATAAATGGTCTGTTAAAGATTGTGTTGTCAGTTGGGGAGAAAATTGGAAGACCATTGTTATCTTTAAGCTTCTTAAGAACTTTAAGAGTATCTGTATGAAGAATCCAAACTGCTTTTGCTCTATACTGCTGTGAAACTGCCATATACAAATCAAGAATATCATCATAATCCAACGCACTGATTGTAGTATGTCCACTTGCAGCTGTTACAGTTGTTATTCCTGCATTGTTAAGTCCTTCAAATTCATGATTTGCTGGATCTCCCTGTATAAATTCTTTCTCTTCAGCAATCGCAAAGGCATATGAAAGTTGGTCTTCAATCCAGTTTATAAGAGGAACATTTGCATCTGAAAGAAGCCTGTTGGATACAATTGTATCTGCTATGAGCTCATATGTATTGTAATCAACTGCAGTATAACCAAGTGTTGAACTGGTTGGAGCATTTCCCGGTGCTGTTCTATATGCAGTTGCTCCAGCACTCTTTACAAACAATGTTCCTTTTGTATCTGGAAAAACAGTTACATACTTTCTAACCCAGCTTGCCTTTCTTATACCTTCAAGAATTCTGTTTGATACTGTTCTTGGAATTAGACCGCCAGAAGTTACCTCGTCTGAAATATCAGTCTTTTTTACAAGACCCCTATAGAACTTTATAACCTCTTCAAGATTATCCTCTTCCTCTACCTTTTTTGGTTTCCAGTTCTTGAACATCTCCTGAATTTCCTCATGCGTGAGGAATTTCTTTCCTAACCTTTCCTCCAAATCCTTTGCAACCCTTGTTGCTGTATTATCAATAATTTCTTTTTTCAGTTCTTCAAGATTTACTGACATTATTCAACCTCCTTTAAAAGATTGTTTAAATTTTGAAGAATCTCTATTACCTCTTCATTTTTTCCAACTAATGTTGGACTATCCTTTTTTGGTTCAGAGGCATTATAGAGTTCTTCAAGTGCGGATTTTAATTCATCCATTCTTGTGATAACTTCTTTTATGAGTTTTCTGTTTTTCTCTGATAAAACTCTTCCTTCTTTGTCTACGATGTCATCGTTTATCTTTTCATCTTCCTTTATGATGTCATCGTTCAAAATTATTAATCCCTCATAAGCAAGCCCCTTCAATTCAAGTTCTGTATATTCCTTGAATTCTGGAGGTTCTTTGTCAAACTGCTTATAATGTTTTGCGAGATGATTATAAACTCCCCTCTTATCCTTCTCTGGGATATTCACTCCTCCACGAGCTCCTAACAAAGCTCCCATAGCTGCAGCAACTCCTCTCCACACAACATAATGGTCTTTTGCTCTGTGGTGAGGAAGTTTGTATGAAGTTTTTATATCGGGATTCTCTGAATCATACCAAGCACACATAATTTTTAAATCAGATACATCGGCTTCTCTAATCTCTTTTGGAGCATTCCATGAATAATCTTCAGGGGCTTTCGGTGTTTCTTTATAAGGTATTACTCCCTTTAATTTTATTTCATCATCAGAAGTATCAGAGGAATTCTTATAAGATACCACTCCTTTTAACTCCATTTCATTTTTCACCTCCAAATATTTCTCAATTTCCTCTACCTTCAATCCTTTGCTCCTTGCTATTGTCAAGGCTTCTGGATTTGAAGGCACAGGAACTGCTGAATATTCCAACAACTCCCATTCCTCATATGTTTTTCCTTTTTGTCCCTCTAAAACTTTCTTATCCGATTCTTTCACAGGAATAAAACCAACACTCCAAGCTGACATGAATCCTTCTTTGTATAACTGATAAAGTTCTCTTCCAAGCTGTGTATCTGCAAACTGTGTTTTTGCTATAATCTCATCATCTTTGATTTCAAGAGAAATATTTTTTCCAATTGGAGGACTCTTATAATCATGAGCAAAAAGGACAACTGGATTTTTCCTGAAATTCTCTATCTTTGCACCCTTTGGGATTATCACTTCTCCATCCCTGTCCACAGTGAGAGAAGTTATAGAATGTATTATCACCTGCTCCTTATCATCATAACCTTTGATTCCCCCTGTAAAAGTTTTTCTTATCATGTTCACCTCCTTATGCTGGTTCATATATAACCGTGCATCTGCAATTTATGATGTTTTCAGGAGAACCATTTGGATCCCCTGGATAGTCCAATGCCTCACCGTTGACTATAAAAGGTTGGTCTAAATCTACCTTCTGACCATCTGCCTCTGCATGCCACTCTCTTGTTCTTTCATCAAGAGCAGTGAGCCAAACTTTTTTCCACTTTCCCCCTGCCTGTCTTATAGCTTCCACAGATGCCTTATTGTTTGCACTCACAATCTCTGTTCTTGCTATTGTTTTTGCTCTTGACTTTGTAGCAAAATCAAAGACTTTCTTAACTCTCTTTGATAAATCTTCAATTCCCTCTCCGTTTTTCCAACCTTCTATGAGTTGCTCTCTTAAATGTCTCTGCGTGGTCTCGTTTACCTCTTTTGCAAATTTAAATGTTTTCTTTTTCAGCCATTCTTGAACTCTGTAGTTGTAAACATCAAAATTGATATCAAGACTGTATCTTGTCAAAGTCTCATCTCCCCCCTGTTTCATGAAAGCAACAAGATATGGCATTTCTTTTTTCTGGAATACATCAACCCATTCATCAAAATCAAAAAGAAGCCTATCTATAAATTCATCTTTGAATTCTTTTCCAAAATCCACTATGTTGTTCTTAATTTTCTCAAGAACTTCTTTCTCTTGTTTCTTGAAAAGCTTGGATACTTCCTTTGCAAGTTTCTCCTCTTGCGGGGTTATCTTGCTTACAAACAATTTCCATATCCTCTCTTTATTGTCTTTTTGAACTCTGATTGAAACTTCCTTTATTAATCTTTCAAAAGGATCAACTTCTTTTTCTGGTTTATACTCCCCAAGAGGAACCATTGAGAGATTTCCCCACCAAGAGTTTCCCCATGGCACTGGTGGAAGACCATCTCTTTCTCTCAATTCGTTTATTGTTCTTAAACCTGTTGTAATCTGTATCTGGTCTCTCTTAACTTTCTCGCTTTCATTCTCTTTGAGTGCCTCAACCTGACTCAAATCAAAATATGCCCTGAGCCCTGAACCAAACTTTGGAAGAACAAAAACATTCAATCTTTCCTCAAATCTTCTGAGTTTTGGAATAAGGGTAAATTCCCAGAATACTCTTCTTTGTTCTTTTGCAGTTGCCCAGTTAACATTCTCAAGTCTATTTAGAAAGAGAGCTGGAACACCAAAGACTGTTGATATTCTATCTGTTGTCATCTTTTCCATCTGTAAGAATTGCATATCTTGTGGAGTGAGACCTATCTTTTCATAGCTTACATCTGCTGGAATAAAAGGAGTCTTTCCTGCATTCTCAAATCCAGAGTATCTTGCTCCCCATTGTTTTTTAATCCTTTCTATTGAAGCCTCTGAAATTTCCTCATTTGCTTTTAAAAAACCGGGAATAAGAGCACCATTTTTAAGAGTGTTTATATTAGTCTCATCTGCAAGTCCCTGCATTTGCGCTGCCTTCATTGCAGCGGTTATTGTTGAAAACCCCAAAGTCCTCACATAAGGATTAAAATTTTTAAAAATAACAACATCTTCAGGATCATAGACCTCCCATTTTGAATTCCCCACATAGTATCTAACTTCTTTTATTTCCCCTTCTTCTCTCTTAATCTGAACCATATCTGAATCGAGAAGGTATATAAAAGGTTTCTGAATCAACCAGTAGGCAACCCCTCTCAACTCCATCCAAGCAAAAGTTCCTTCCCTGAGTTCTACACCTGTCATATTTGGATTTGGTTTTTTGAAATACGCCTCTATCTTCTCAACAGATTCATTTTTACTATTAACAATTTTTAAAGGAGCAGAGCTTATTGTCTCCGCTATTGCTCTTACACAAGCATAAACCCATGAATTCTTGTTGAATGCATCTTCAGAAGTGTTTATTTCTCCTCTTGTTTTCCCAAAAATGAGATTTAAAACCTCATTCAGGGTAAGCTCTTTCTTTTTCTTCTTGACTCCTAATAGAGCCCTAAAATTGATTAAAGCCATATAATCTTTACCTCCCGTCTTCTTCCCAAATGTGTGTAAAGTGCATATCTTAATGCGTCCATACTATGATCGTTGAACTTGACTGGTTTATCCAGAACATTTCCATTTTTATCTGTTTCCCACTTGTAACCTTTTATCTCTTTTATGGTGTTTACACATTCAGGGTCTATAAAAATCTTCTGTCTTTTCACAAAATCAATACCAACAAGAACTTCTTTCTCTGCTGGATAGGTATTAAGCCCCATCCTCTTTAATTCCTCAATCCTATCTGGCTCTGCTGAATCACAGTAAATGTTTATATCTTTTGAAATTCCACTTTCCTTTAATAAGTTCAAAATCAACTCCCCAAACTCCCTGTTTGTGAGCCCTCTTCTGTAAATCTCCTTCTTTACATAAATCTGATTATCACCCACACCAATTAAGAGAAAGACACTGGGATTGTTAAAACCAAAATCCACACCGCCAATCCACTCATCAATTTTCTCTATCTCTCCTATACTCCAGTTGTTGTATATTGAGTTTGTAAGTTTGCCCCACTCACCAAGAACATACTTCCTGTAAAGTTCTTCATCAGTATCTTTTAGTTTCTCAAGTTCCTCTATATACTGTTCTGGAAGTTTCTTGTTGTCCTTGTAAGAGAAATGAACCTTTTTCCCTCTTTTTCCTTCCCAGAAATACTGATAAATCCAATGGTCATAACCTTCTGGAGTTACTGTCATAAGAACTTGGAGATAGCCAGCATTCCCCCTCATTCTTCTTTTTATTTCCATGTAGTCTGAATAAGTAATCTCCTCTGCCTGTTCTATCCATGCAAAATCAAGATTCAAACTTCTTATCTTCTTCGGATCGTCAAGACTCTTAAAGTAGATTAGAGACCTATTTGGTAAAGTAATCACTCCCTCTGCCTTATTCTCTTCATAAGGTATCCTATACTTCTCAAAAAGTTCTCTTATCAATGCAAGTGATGTAATTCTTAAAGCTGGAAAGGTTTTTCTCGTTACAAGAATCTTTGAGACTGGATACTGGAGACCATAAACCAATGTTTTCTGAGCTGCAAAGTAACTCTTTCCCGCTCCTGCACTTCCATAAAGAATTAAGTCTGAAGATTTATCAAAGAGTAAATCTGCATACTTTGGAATAACTCTAATCTCAATCATCAAAACCTTTTTTTATGTTTATGTTTATAATGTTCTCTTCTCCTGTTTTCTCTCCCAAAGCACTCTTCCCTACTTTCTGGTATCTTTCAAGTGCCTGTGAAAGAGAAATTAAATCCTTCTTCTCTCCGTTCTTTATAATTTCCTTTATCTTCTTTACCGCCTCAAAGGATATATCAAAGCATTCAAGGTCAAACTGAACCCCCCTCTCTGATATTTCCTCTATCTTTCTTTGCTGACCTTCTGCTGACAACTTGCTGATATATATCTGTCTCTGTTCTCTCCAACCCTCTTTCTTTGCTCTTCTACCTATAAGAGAGGGATCTATTCCATACTCCTTTGCCAGCTCTCTCTGAGAAGGATATCCTATCTTTCCATTTCTTTCTATACCTGTAATATATTTTTTTCTTATCTCATCCCAAGGTATTTTTCTTCTCATATCAACCTCTCACATCTATTTTTATTTTTTATATACTTATATGAACATCTCTTCTATGTCCGTCTAATCTTATCCTCACTGTTCCT